TGGTGATGACAGCGGTAGTAGAAATGGTACTGGTAAAACTACAATAGTAAATGCGCTAAGCTTTGTCCTATTTGGTGTTGCCCTATCTAATATTAAACGTGATAATTTAATCAACAATATCAATAATAAAAACATGTTAGTTACACTGACATTCAACAAAGACGGGGTTGATTATCATATCGAACGAGGCAGAAAACCAGCTATTTTCAACTTTACTAACTTATCAGATCCAGAAAAAAATCAAGAAAGTGATAGTCAAGGCGAATCCAAAGATACACAAAAAGATATTGATTTACTATTAGGAATGAGTCACGATATGTTCAAACATATAGTTGCACTTAACACATACACAGAAGCTTTTTTATCTATGAGAGCCAATGATCAACGTAATATCATGGAGCAATTACAAGGTATAACCATCCTTAGTGAAAAAGCAGATGTACTTAAAGAACAAATAAAAGTATCGAAAGAAAATATTATCAAAGAAAATGCTGAAATTGAAGCTATTAAAAAGTCAAATGAGAAAATACAACAAAGTATTGATACATTACTCATGCGGCAAAAAGCATGGAATAAACAACACCAGCTTGATTTAGAAAAGATTGCAAAATCAATAGTAGACCTAGAAGGCATCGATATTGAAAAAGAATTACAAGCACATGCTGATGTAAAAGTTTTTGATAAAAAATCAGCTGAATCAAAAAGCTTGAATAAAGAACTATTAACTTTACAAACTGCACTGACTCAAGCAACTAAAACATTGACAAAAACTGTTAATGACTATGAAACATTGCATTCAAAAAAGTGTCCTGCGTGTGAGCAAGATTTACATGATCACAAACATGATGAGATGTTAACTAATGCGTCTAATAATGTTATTGAAGCGCAACGCTATCATGATAAAGTGTCAGCCGAATGGACTAAAACAAATAACGCGATCAATGCAATAGGCACGATTGGAGAACGCCCAATAACATTCTATAAAACAGTTGAAGAAGCATTAACTCATCAAAATAACATGCAGTCTTTAGAATCAGTTTTGATTTCCAAAGCAGCAGAAACTGATCCATATCAAGATCAAATTGACGATTTACGTGGAGAAGCAATGCAGGTGATTGATTGGGAACGAATTAATGTTATTACCAAAAATAAAGATCACCAAGAGTTCTTATTAAAATTGTTGACTAATAAAGATAGTTTTATTCGTAAAAAAATTATTGACCAAAACTTATCATATTTAAATAATAGGTTAACCTATTATTTGGATAAAATGGGATTACCACACAATGTTGTATTCCAAAATGATTTATCCGTTGAAATTACCCAAATGGGTAAGGATTTAGATTTTGATAATCTATCAAGAGGTGAACGCAATCGTTTAATCCTTGGTCTTTCATGGGCATTTAGAGATGTATGGGAAAGTTTATATCAAGGTATTAATTTAATGTTTATAGATGAGTTAATTGACAATGGATTGGATTCAAGTGGTGTTGAAAATGCATTAGCAGTACTTAAAAAAATGGCTAGAGAAAGAAATAAAAATATATTCTTGATTAGTCATAAAGATGAGTTAATTGGTAGAGTTAATAACGTATTAAAAGTTGTTAAAGAAAACAATTTTACATCATACGCTACAGATTTAGAGGTGACAGAATGATTGGTTGGCTATATAGAATAATAGTTGGGTATTTTGATAAATGTGAGCATCAATGGGAAACTGAAGAAGTGTACCGGGTGTTAGATGATAATGGTAGCATAATAGGTAGAGCCGTTTATGCTAGATGTAAAATCTGTGGGAAGCCCCACAGATTTAATCAATATTAAAAATACTTGACAAGTTGCAATTTATAAGGTATAATATGGGTAAAAAAGCTGAACCGAAACAACAATATTCTAGTAGAATATATGATTGGCAATTGGGGAAAATACCAGAGGATGAGTCAACGCATGATGAATTATTACATGCGTTTCAACAATATTATAAAGCCAATTTACATTGGATTAGATCTGGGACTAAACGATCTGCACAAGATGCTAGGTATTGGCTAAATGAAATCAACAAACTCTGTGTTGATAGAAGAAAAGTGATTCTTGGATGGATTAAAGAAATCAAATCCGATAGGGAAAGAGATTTTAAACCAGGAAGTAAAAAGAAACGCAAAGAATTTTATCAAATTCAGGGTAGGCTTGATTCTAATAAAGATAACTAAATAATTCCACCATTATAACCTCCAAAGATAAATACATTTATTATAAAATAGCATATTGGAGGTTATAATGGATTACGGGCACTGGTTATTTAATATTGAATTTACTACTAATGAATGGTTCGGTTTTATCTATAAAATTACAGAACTTGATTCTGGTCGTGAATATATTGGTAAGAAACAATTTTTCAATACTACTCGAAAAATCGTGAAAGGTAAGAAAAATAGAAAAAAAGTAATTTCTGAATCAAATTGGAAAGTTTATACAGGATCATCAGAGCATCTAAATGCTCAAATTAGTATAAAAGGTAAAGAAAATTACAAATTTGAAATATTATCTTTACATAATTCAAAAGGGTCGTTGCACTACGCTGAAGTAGAATATCAAATTACACACAATGTCCTTCGTGAATTGTTAGATGATGGAATTACAAAAAAATACTTTAATAGAGCAGTTGCAGGTGTTAAATTTATTCCACCACTAGAATCAGCTGATGAAACTAGAATAGCGATAAGTAAAATCCTCACAGGAGATGACTACACAATAACTAAAATGACTGTGGCGGATTATGAAAAATGGTTGGATGACCATTACAGAGGTGAAAATAATCCAATATTTGGCAAAATCCCTCATAACAAAAATAAATCATTTGATGAATTATATGGTGTTGAAAAAGCAGCCAAATTAAAAAAATTGTTAAGCAATTATGCAAAACAGCAATTTCTAGATGGTAAAATGAAACACGGTAAACATTCCGATGAAACTAAAGAAAAATTAAGACAGGCAAATATAGGCAAACACAAAGGCAAAAATAATAACATGTATGGAAAACCATGTTACTATAAAATGGATGAAAAACAAATTGAGACTTGGAAAGAAAACATAAGTAAAGCAACAAAGGGTAAAAAATTATCAGACACCCATATAACTGCAATGAAAAAAAATTGGGATAATAACCCAATTAGAAAAAAAGAACATTCCATTCGGCGTTCAGAAATGAATAAAATATTGAGTGAAGAACACAAGAACGCAACCCGGCAGTCAAATATAAAACGTGGATATGATACTACTAGAAAAAAGGTAGAAAATGATTTGGAAAGATATGTTAATATCACTAGATTATTGAGCAATGGTATATCAGTAAAGGAGATTGCTATTGAGACCGATTCCATATATAGATTAGTTTGGACCATTTCGAAAAAAACAGATTATTATGTATCTATAATAAACGATATAAAAGGCACACAATAGATATCATCAGGCAAATTAACCACACAATTTAAGGCATTTATAGGCAATAAAACTTCTGATACACTCGCACCGGTGGTTTGATAGGTGCCGTTGGCAATGGAATGTTCTTCGCATTGAGCGTAACAACTGAGCAGAAGCAGTGACTGATATAACTACCCACACCTCGTGTTGTGGATGATGATTGGATACGCCTTCAGTAAAACCAATTTTATATCTTTGAACAAATGAAAAAAGGCTAAATGACTGGGTAATGCCCAGACGTATTAGGAATATGACTAGCGTATTTTCCTAATGCCACCGTTGGAACATAGAAACAAAAGACGCACTTCGAGGTAACGGCCAACCGCCTCTGTAATCAGTGTAACGCTAGGTAATGAAGTCAACTCAGATGAAATTATTTTTTTGCTCCCGAAAGGGGGCAAAAGTGTGTAAATCGTAATCTAGATGAATATGTACAGGGGTAAGATGTTTTATCATTATTGAATTAAGAGCGTTAGCGAATATGGGATGAGCGTTAGCGAAGACCAGGTGAACTCCGTTCACCTCTACATG